AGCCCGTGGTGTCCTTCTTAGCCTTGCCCTTGGCATAAAGTGCCACGACAACACCGAGCGGATCAAGGACACGAACGTCGGTGTCGTCACCGTCTACAATGTCAAGCCCAAGGAATGTTTGCTTGAAAAAGAGCATATCTTCCACAAGCTTGCGGGTGCGGAACACAACCGCGATCCGCATACCGATTGCAATGGCCTTCTTAACGAAAGGAAGAAAGGCCGCAACGCCGCTATAAGAAAACGTCAGGTCATAATTGACGGGAAGGTTCTTGCGATTAGCGATCTTGGTGTAATCGTAGAACTTGACCATGGGAAGGGCTTCGATGATGCCGTAATTTTCCCAACGGATATCGGTAGTGCCGTTCAAACGAACAAGCAATTCCCAATCACCATCTTTTTGGCTACGGGCATAAAGGTTGGCAATCTCTTTCTTGAGCAGAGCAATAAACTCTTCACGGTATTGCTGCCAGAAAAGAGCCTTGCGAAGGCGGCTGAAAAAGACGGGCGCCATTGCACCGCGACCAGCGGTAAACAGGCAGGCCAGGTCACATTGGGCAATTGCAGCCATAGGGCACAATTGCTCACCGCTTTGCATTGCAGGGGCCATGTAAAGGATTGCAGTTTTGAAGCCGAGCTTTTCGCCCTTGCTAGTCTTCGCGTCGCCGCTAACACCTAGCAGCTTGTCAGGCTTGACAGTAAACAGCTTGCGAATTTTAGGCTTGTTTTCAATGTCCTTGCGGACCTGAGGATCAAGCTTGCTGAGGTCATAGATTATTGTCAAGGTCAAGTCTCCGTTCGTCTCTCTCTTCATCATGGAAGTATTATACACGGTCTGGAGCGGAACACAAGCGAAATCTCTTGCCAAGCTTGGTATACTTTAGTCTAATGATGCAGAAATGCCACACAAGAATTGAAGGTTCCTGCGTGTTACAAAAAATATTACAATTTTATGTGAGAGCGAGACACCTTTACCATGATCCAGTCGTTATAAAACTGGTCGGACTCTAGAACGCGACGGTCAATCTGTTCTCGCATCTCCAGATAGTTGGCGGTGCCTTTGGACTTGCAAAGGTGAAGGATATCTCGACGGAAATTGTCAGCACCTAAGGCTTCAACGTCGGCCTTGAGTAAAGCATTAGATCCGTAATAGTCTCGCCATCCTGAGTCGAGCTTGACTTTTTTGCGTTTGCCTTTGAGTGTCTTGGTGCGGGTTGATGTAAAGAGTTTTTTACCGATGTAACTCTTGTTATTGGTAAGATTGGTGATACGGTATACAAATCCAGTGTATTCCTTAATATCTTCATCACTGATCTCCTTATTCTCATAGTACCACATAATATACCCCCTGTCAAGAGGTATGTAGGTTACTTCTTACGAACGATGCTCATGCGATGGATATGTACCCAACTTTCAGAACCTAGATCGTAATGTGATTCCGTGCTATGATGTTGCAGAGTTACGCCGCGGCCGATGACTGTCTCATGCTCGCCGTTGTGGTCTGACAAATGTGAAACGTGAGTTGCTGGATCACCCTTCTTCAAATCGAAATGGATGATATGTCTATGTGCATATGAACCTTTACCCTGTGTAGCGTGCCCTGAAAATGAGTGAGCTACCTTTTTATCGTGAGTGGTTGAGATGTAGGCGGGTGAGTGCATCTGCCCTTTCTTATCAAGGTGATTACGAGGATCAAAAGATGTACCAGAGTAAGTATGAACATCGTGCTGGATAGGATTACTGCTGATAGCCGCATCAAGCCCTTTAACACGCTTCTGATGCGTCTTTGCTATGATCTTACCCTTGTTCTTGATAAGATTCTTATTCATGTTGGTACTACCAGAGGAGGTGTAGTCTCTAATAGAATTAGCATGATCCATTGTGAAAGCATTACTCTTATGAAGCTTATTCGATATGGCTTCAGGGCCTTTACCGAGTTTTGCGTTATCATCAGTCTTCAACCAAGCTTTATAGCCAGTTGCAGGTTTTGCGGCCTCATCTAGCTTCTTCTTTGGTTGAACATGTCTGAAGTGGATTGGTGCAGGTATAAGCCCTTTGACTTCAGGGCCTTCTACGTCTGCAACAGGGGTGATATGCTTGAAGTGTATGGCTACCGGAATTACACCGGTACCATATTCACTCTTCTTTTCTTTTTCGAACTGCTTGAATGTTTTCATGATGGTATTTATATCATTTCCATTTTACGATTTCAAATGCACCATCATGGTTTTCAACCAAAGCTGTACAAGACTCCACCCAATCACCACAGTTCATATATCTAATGCCGCCAATATCACGAATATTAGCATGGTGAATATGACCGCAAATGATACCATCTAGCTTCTTACCTTTCACATAGTTACACAGAGTTTCTTCATAGTCACCAATGAAGTTGACTGATTCTTTGACAGTGTTCTTGAGATAGGCTGAGAGAGACCAGTATGGCATACCAAACACGGTTCTAACTTTGTTCACAAACCGGCTGAGGTTGATACTAATATCATAGGCCCATGAACCTAGATGAGCAAGCCACTTGGCGTTCCTCATAACAATATCAAACTGATCGCCATGAGTAACAAGATATAGCCTGCTATCGACTCCCACATGTATGGCTTCCCTAACCATAATAATATGACCGAATTCGTTATCGCAATAGTTACGCATAACATCATCGTGGTTTCCTGGGATATAAACAATCTCTGTGCCTTTTCTCGCTCTACGCAATAGATTCTGTATTACGTCATTATGAAATTTAGACCATATGTTTTTCTTTTACTTTGACCAACAATCAATAATATCACCAACAAGATATATCTTCTCACACTCAAAAGTCTTCATGAACTCTAGCAGTTGATCTGCCTGACTCATCTTTGTGCCTAGATGAATATCTGATATGAATACTGTTCTGTATGACTTCATCTAAAATCTTTGTAATCGCTCGTTGTAGATTTGTTCTTGAACGTCACAGAAAAATAATTAGTCAAGTACATCCATGTTGTGCTGATGATACCTTGATCTTCCAATCTTCTTGGTGAAGAATAGATGAACAGACTTGGCTCGAATACGATCTTACCAGATTCTTCAAGTCTCTTAGCTGTCATCGTATCTTCACCATAGAAAGCAATAGATAGGTCATAGCCTTTGACCTTATCAAGTGCAGACTTCTTAATCAGAGCATTGCCACCTTGTAGAAAAACGCCAATGTACTTGTTACTCTGAAGTGCGAACCAGTAGTAGATGCGGGTTGATATTCTAAGAGCTAGGTTTGCGCCGTCATAGATTATTGGCCCTGTAACCGCAACAACTTCTGGTTTGGTTATGTGGCCCATTGCCGTCCAAATCCACCCTGGAAACAATCTAGAGTCCGCATCAATGTTTGCAATCAGGTTATACTTTGCATGTTCATAACCTGTTTGCCTTGCGTAAACAACACCTTTACGAGGTTCTTTGATAACTTGTGCGCCTTCGAATATAGCGATATAGGCCGTATTGTCGGTGCAGTTATTATCTATGACGAGAATCTCATGCGGGATTAATGCGGCCTCTCTTTTGATTGAACGAATACACTCAGAAATGTATTCTTGTTCGTTGTAACATGGGATGATGAATGAGATCATCTTTTTTCATCCTCTTCTTCGTCTTTTTTAGCATCGTAGTACTTCTCTATGATTTCAAATCTATCAGGTTTCAAATCACCGACATACCAACTCTCAGGCTTAAACTCATAACCCTCATATCTATTTAATCGATCTAGATATGCAACATATAAATCCATTCCATGTTTCTGAGAAAGCCTGTCGTCATATAACTTTCTCAGTTCTTCGCGGTCCTCTTTACTATGGAAAAATCTCCAAAAAGTAAAGAGGTACCACCGTTTGAACTTCACCCATCCATCATATAACCACTGTTTCATTATTCGTCCTCATCCTCAACAGCTTCATCTTCATCATAAACCTCAGAGGCACAAAAAGGGCAAAACTTTGGATGCCCTGATGTGCTGTCTAAGTCATACATTAGCTTGTAGTCTGATTCACAGTAGGTGCAGATTTTCTTTTCTACTTCTTTTGACATTGTTCTGCTCCTTATACGATTTCGCAACCGCCAGCAACACAAGCCAATTCCTGTGAACCTGTTGTAGTATCTTGCTTCTCATATTCAGCAAGCATAGCCCAATTAACATCTTTTGGCATCTTAGCCAAGAGTGACTCGTAGTCTTCTTTTTCGCAGTCCTGATAAGGTGCTTGCTGGTATGTATGCTCGCTGAATGGCAAGAATGAAACGCCGCTCATTTCATCAATGTGATTCCAAACCCAACCACCAACTTCAGGCCACTCACTCTCCTTGACAGAAACGGTGATAGATGGCTTATGCTCACACCAATGACGCTGATAAGCCAGCCACAATTCAAGCTGTTCAATAGCTGTCATGTCCTTGCGGCATACTGCGTTGTTTGGTGATTTGATTGGAAATGAAAATACGAGGGTGTGGTCTGGCTTGGTAACATCAGGTTCTGCGGGGAAACCCATGTCAATCATCATCTTTGCTAGGGGGTCTTTTACGTCTGCTCTTACTGTACGAACATAATAGGGTGAGTGTCTTGCGTGTATACCTGAAGCTGCATCAACTAACTGCGATACGGTACCTGATGGTTTGACGCAGGTGATGGCTGCTGGCATCGGTACGCCTAACTTATCCGACCATTCTTTGGCTGTATCTTGTGCAACCTTACGAAGGTCGTTCAAGAACATTTCAAGATTACCCTTGAGACCATTCGTGTACTCATTATCCATGATGCCTGTCAGAGAGACACCAAGCAAACGCTCTTCTTCACAGTTCTTCTTCCAACCAGAAGAAAGATACTTGAAGTTAACGAGAGTAGACTGGAATACACCAAGAATGGTTGCAACACGAACCTTTTCTTTGAGTGATACTAGAGTATCATCACCGCGAACCACAACTTCCGTGAGATTGCAGAATTCGCGGCTACGAAGGATAATCTCGGAACATGGGTTCGTGCCAAACTCATGGTTAGGATCACGGCGACCAAACTTCTCAGACTGCTTCTTTGCGGCCTGACGAGAGAAGATACCGCGTTCGCCAGAGTGAGATTCATAGAGTGACAACCACTCCTTCATGAAGATGCCAACGTCGATATTATCTCTGACAACATATGAGTTATTGGCTAGGGCTCGCTGGACGTTTTCTTTCCACCATTCTCCAGACTTTGCCACGCGCATACGATCATCAGACAAGTCAGAGAGACTAATAAGAGCGGAGCGACGAACACCACCGACAACAACAATTTCAGCGATCTTACAAACAATGTCATGGCACTCCAGGGTTGTGAGACGGCGACCTGACGCCTTCTTGAAGGTGTCAACGCTAAACTTAAATAATGAGTCGAGTGGCGCAGGTCCAGATGCACGGCCGCCGAATGTTTTTAGAGGTGCACCAGCAGCACGAACCTTTGAAAGGTCCCACTTAGGAATCTGACCGGAGTAAAGTAGGTGAATTAACTCTTTGAGAGACTTCGCCCAACCAAGCTTGCTGTCTGCAACAACGATGGTTGTATCCGACTCATATAGCTTTTCAGCCACGGTTGGCATCTGCTCAGTGAACCTCGATTCGACCGAGAAACCAACGCCAGTACCATTCATAAGGATATAAAGAATCTCATCGAACGAACGAGGGCTGTCAACTGCAACATACGAGCAATTATAACCAGCCACATTCTCACGCTTCAATGCTTCACCGGCTGTCATCATACAACGCATTGATGGCATTGTCTTGAGTGACAGAACAGATTCTTCCAACTCTCTACGAGTGTTAGCATCAAGTTTATAGTTTACGGTGTCGGAGAGATGTTCTTCGAAAAAGTCAAAGTATCGGCCTACGGTTTCATCCCATGCTTCACGACGGTTCTCACTCCAGAGCCATCGTGCATAACGAGACTTGTGAATGAACTGCTGATAGAGGGTTGGAAGATAGTTACTATTCATGTTTACTCCTAAATGTCTAATGCGTCTTTAAGCGATGGAAACTGTTCAGTGATCTGATACCAGGCATCCAGCGCAATTTGTCTATGTTCTTTTTGTGTGCTTATATCTGTTCTTACTTGGCAGTAATGGATCCAACTGCGAAGGCTGCCAGCCATATACATGCGACTAAGAATAAGTCCCTCAGGCAATACAGCACGAGCCTGCTCTTTGGCAATTCCATGTTCGATGGCCCAGTTGTATGCGGCGGTTGCAGCATCGGTAGTATTTTTTTGATAGGCAGACCAAGTTTCTTTAAGATTTCTTTTTTCATATGAAACCGATTCTTTTGTGATACAGTTTTCTGGATCATAATGACGCTCATACACAGGAAAGTCATAGGTTACATCATCTGAAATCTCAACTGAGTTCTGTCGATTTTTTGTGTCTTGTAGACGGGCTTCACGAGTAACGAACCCCATGTCTTTTGTAGGATCGGCATAGCGTTGACTAAACTCCTGAAAGCTGAATGAACGATGACGAAGGATCTGTCTGCCGATATCGCGTGTCGTATTTATCTCCATCACCACATTGACCATCTCAAAAGGAGACCAATGCTTGTGCTTTGCAAGATACTTGAGTAACTTTGGTGCAGTCAGTGTGTTATTCTGATTTGATGGATTACTTACACGGGCCACATATGCAATGAACTCATCAGCCGTCATATGAGGGTTCAACGTAGTTCCATCAAACATTTCCTTATCAGGCTCGCGTCTAATGATTGGTTGTGTAATGGCTATAATTTTCGCAGTGTTCATGATATAATTTCCTCTTACTTACAGGTGCAGGCTTTTGCGGTGGCATTACCAATCATCTTCACAACCTGTTCAACACCTTCTTCAACCATCCATGAGATACCTGTTGGTCCGCCATAGATGATTGTAGACTGCCCGCCGCCATCTTTGTTATTGACAGGGAAGACTGCTGAGATAGATGTTGCTTCGATATAGAGTGGATTACCCAGGTGTTCTCCTGATGCGTTCGTGAACTTCAGTAACATTATGTTTTGCTCCATGATCCAAATTCTAGTTGTGCTTTCAGAAGGCTGAACGTATTACTATCTATGATACCTTGGATCATAGCCGGTGAAGTACCTTTCAGTATCATCTCGTTGATATCTTTAGTAGTGATATGCTTAGGCCATATGCAGATACTTTTACCCATCGCAATCGTTTTCTGCATATGCTTACACACGTCCTTGTTTCTCGGTTCATTATCGAACACGAAGGTATAGTCATAGTTACCGACAGTCGAGATTACATTATACAACGATGCGTCCATCATTGCAAGTGAATTCTGCAAGAACATTGAATCAATAGGCCCTTCTACGACATATATCTTCTTTGTCTTATCGACACGGTCTAGCCCGTAAACTTTGAGATTGTCGTCAGAGAGCTTTATGGTTATATATTTGACCTTGGAGTTCACCAAAGCTCTTCCTTGAAACCCCAATAATATATTTTTTTCATCATAGAAAGGAATTACAAGGCGAGGTTCAGCATAGAGCTTCTTGTCATATTCTGGGAAGATATCTTTCACAAAGAGATCGAAGTCTTCTGCATAGTACAGGTCAGACCATCTTTCTTTAGGTATGAACCTATCTTTCACATAAGCTCTGCCAGCATGTGTGATAGGTAGAGATTCGATGTTGGGAAGATTGATCTTCTTCTGTGTATTGAAGACTGGCTTCTCCATTAGCATAGAGAAGTCTGGTTTGGCCGTATTGCCTGCACTTTCATTCTTGAACCGTTCCATCTGATACTGAGAGTATAGAGAACGGTCAACCATCTTCAAAAGATTACCGAATGAATGCCCAGTACCACAGTTGTGACAGGTGAAGAAAAGATCCGACTTGCGACGGTAAATATACCCACGCATCTTGAGCTTGTTCTTCTGACTGTCACCACATACAGGGCAACGGAAGTTCCATAGATATTCACTCTTTTGGCGAAACTTATCCAGCTTCGGCGCAAGAAGTGAGATATACTTTTTATCGATGTAAAGTGACATACCGAACCTACTCTCCAATCAGAAGAGTATTATACACTAGAATGTGGAGGAAATCAATGGGGAAAGAGTATCTTTACGATATCTATTTTTGCAGCAAGCCAACTAACGATCATGAGGGCTCCAACAACGGTATACTTCCATATCTCGATCTTGGTCAATCTGTCAGCGAATGAGGTCTTTTCGGCCATCAGTTCGGCACGCATACTGTGTAGTTCTGCAAGGATTCTTTTTTCTGATTCGTCAATTTTTTGTGTGAGTTCACGGTTCACGGTTGTAATGCGTGAGTGTAACTCTTTCGTATCTTCTACATGTTCTTGTCTACGCTTTTCCAAAACGCTTTGTACCTCTTGAGTGATCTTCTCTTGTACTTCTAGTCTTTGTTCTTGTAGAGATACCATGCGTGACAAATTAGATGCGATCTCTTGCATCTTGTCAATAGTGGTGTCAAACTTAGCACATAAGCTGGATATCATAGTGACATCTTTCTTGAGTAGTTCGATATCTATTTTCAGTTCATCTACCATTATTGTTTCTGCTTAACTGGTTTAGGAAGATTAGCATAATATGCTTGATAGGCTGCAATCACCGCATTCTGTTGTTCGATGTAGCGGCGCAGTTCGGCCACATTCAAACTAAGATTTTGATAGCCTTGTGCAGTGAGTGCGAAGTAGGTCACATTCTCTTTCGACTTTAGCATCTCTAGTTTTTCTTCTGCATTAGAGGCCGTAATAACAACCCATTCCATAGGAGACTGGCTTACAGGTTGCACTTGTGGTAAAATTAGTTCCATGCGTTCAACAAGAACTGGCTTGTCGATAATCTTTGGTTTAGTAGAAGCACAACCTACTAATAGGAAAGCAGAAGCGAAGACGCCAATCTTATTTAACATTTTTAGGTTCCTTCGCAACAGCTTTCTTCAAGAAATCGCTACACATGTTATTCTGTACCTTGCCAGATTTTTCATCATTTGTCAACTTAGCACCTGTTATGAGTTCATTACAACGAAGGGCATCTTTTGTTCCTCTATTGATCTTCATTTCAGTTTCAGTAGGAAGTGTGCTTGCAGATTTGGCGAGGTTTATCTTGTCGAACTTTCCTCTCAGCACACCAACTTCTTGTTGAGTATCATTAAACTTATCTGAGATAACTTTGTTTATCTCTTGCATCTTCTTTATGTCTTCAGCATTACGATCAAGCACTAGCTGTTGCTCTTCGATAACACCTTCTAGGCGTTGCTGCACCTCTTCTGCGGCCGCAATCTGCCCCTCTAGTGCTTGTATATAGAAGTAACCAATTGAGATAGTGCAGAAGAGTATTACTGCAATGATGATCTTTATTTTCATTTTGTTACACCAGACATTTTCTCTTGCCCTCTTGACCATGCGGCGATACCTAGAACTGCACCCATTGCAAGATGAAATAGGCCAGCACCTTGAAGTGTTAGTGGGCTCCACTGAACGAGCGGAGTCTTTGTCATAACTTGTGCGACACTCCATGCAACAGGGAAGATTGCCATATCAAGGCAGCAGATAACCATGTAGCACCAACCCATTGCAGGGCGCCACTTCTTGACCATCCAGTCTTCATTCTGTTTTGAGTTCTCCGCTTCCCATTGCTTCTTCTCTAATTCGATCTTAGCAAGCTGCGCTGCTTCCGACAATTGTTGAACTTGTGGCGCAGGTGTATTATAGGCTACACGAGGTGAATTGTCAACATAGGTTGAAGGTATAGAAGCACCAGCACCTTTAGTTGCTGGCGGAATCATATCCATAGCAGGCTTCGTTGCTACTGGTTCTTCGTCTGGGATACCGAACTTAGGCATAATCTCTCCTTATGAAAATATTTGTAGTGCAGCTTCATAATGAGATTTGCGGTCTTCAAGACCAATAGTTCCACCGTTAATCTTCTTTGTTACTGTAAGCACATCACCCTTGTCGGCCCACTGGTTCAACTCTCTTGAATCCCAGAACCAACCGGCTGACCATGCAGCACCTTCCGAATCTTCTAGCCATGCAGTTGCATCTTCAAGGCTGATACCCATATCTGTTGCGAAGGCCTGATAGTTAGACTTACCTGTTAGCTGGATCAAACCACGCCCACAGTATCTATAACCATCACCAGAAGCTTCGTCGCCATTACCCATGCGAGAAGCATATACTTTATTAGCAATCTTTTGCGGATTCTTAGCGAATGGTGCTGTATCTACTCCGCGAAAATATTTAGGGAAGATAACCTTGAGACGATCAGCAGAGTAGTTGAGGTTTTCTTTTGTTGTTCTAAGCCCACCAGATTCATGCCCTACTTGAGCAAGAAACATTGAGATGCGTTGCTTGTTATTGATCTCATAGAATTCTAAAACAGCATTCAAATCATCTACAAATCTTCCAACAATATCTTCGTCTGTGTCTTCAAAGAATTCGTTTAGTTGTTCAAAGGTAACCAAGGACATTATTTACTCCCGTATCTTGCATAGCACATTGCGCCAGTGTTTTCGTCTTGTAGTATGATTGGCTTCTTGCCTTTATGCTTTCTATCAAATTCCCGAATAGCTTGCCCATGCTCATCTTCACCAATATATGTCTTCCAGTGTTTGCCTTTTTTCTTCTGCATTCTGGCCTTATGAAACATGTCAGAAGGTACAATGAATGTTGGATTACCTGCAAAGACACCAGTTTTAGACTCCTGTAAGGCCTTAGGTGGATCACGACGGAGTACAGCACTCTTCTTATGCTTCTTCATCTGTTTTGGATTTAAACCCGGTTCACCCCAGTTGGCTGGCTTGCTTGGTGGGCTAACACCAATTGCGGCTATCTCACCACCGCCGGCTGAATTTACTGGAGCATCTTCTTTTAGAGGATTGTGTTTCGGAGTATTTTTAGAAACGATGAAATGTTCTTCGGGTTCATCTTTTTTGAACTGGCTTAACCATTGATCTTTAGTCTCAGGTGTAACGGATCTTTGATGATTCCAAATACCCGATCTCTTATTATATTTGTATAAGCCGTGTTCTTTCTTTTTCATTTTACTCTTGACACCCTCTTGACAATGAGATATAGTAGCTATGTACCCCAGTGAATGATTATATGGACCTTAACCGACTAAGTATGTAAATATCAACTGGTATATCACCCGATTGAATATCAATGCCTTTAATACCTTTGACTACCTTCGGCATGATACTCATGAACATGAGAAATGGTTTAAGTATGTGATAGTCTGATGTATCAGTTTTGAAGAATAACATCCTAATAGACGCTTCAACACCAAACACATTGGTAAGAATTATGAGGTGATTGAGTATGAGCCTTTCTTTCAGCTCCTCTTCACCCCATATTCTGTATCGTTTTATTAACCTCTTGATATACTTTATGCGCTTCAGGTCTTCTTCAAATTCGCTCATGATGCAGTTTGGGCTATCATAAGCTTTCATAGCAAAAATCATAAAGTTATCATCATGTAAGTTTTCAATCATTACTCTTTAAGTTTACCCACATCTGAGTCAAGCCACTTCTTGACAACGGCTCTTGTACGAGTTGCATCAGCCACTGGTGTCTTTGATGGCTTACCACCAACAGCTCTGGCCTTGTTTACTTTACCAACAAGCTTTGCGGAGATTTCATTGATTGCAGATATATTACCAGTTTTCTTATCCATCTTTACCTTTGAAAGATCAGCTTTAGGATCACTAGATGAGATATTACCGGTATCTTTATTCAATTTGATTTTAGAAAGATCGATACCTTCTTTGGTCAACATATGTTTTTGCCATTTCATATCTTCACGCTTCTTCTTGCTTTCATCTCTCTCATCACGGTAAGCTTTGAACTTGGCCTTTTTCTTTTCTTTCTTCTCTTCCATACTCTCATCAACTTTATAGTAGCCAGAAGGTGGAGCCGCCATCGACTTCATTTTGCTTGGTTCTTTTTCATAATCACCATGCTGGATGTTTACGTCTTTGAAAGTTTTCTTGGTCTTGATACCAGTATCATTTGCGGCCAGCTTTTCTTTATGCTTCACAACATAGTCAGCATGTGCTTTCTTTTCTTTTGATGTCATCTTGCGTGTAGTGACAACCTCATCAATCGTTTCTTCATCAAGCTCTTCGATGTTTTCCGTTTCACCATTCATTTCATCTTCAAGGTCAGAAAGAATTTCTTCTAGCTCAGATTGATCTACGATCTCACAGAAAATTTCAAACATACCACAATCACTCATACGATACTCAAAATAAATGTGATGTGAATCTTCTTCGGCCGTAACCACTCTGCCATCATCAGTCATACCCATCTTGAAGCCGAACTGATTGATGGCAAAGTTAACTGCACCTGAATCACCTTCAAAGAAGGTTGTGCGTGGAGGAAAAATATGAAAGTTTGCAAGCGTCTTACATACACGCTCGAAAGCAATGTATGGTGTAAGAAACTTACCATTCGTAGCACCAGCTAATAGCTTGTTGATGTTATCTCTAACAGCAGAGTCTCTAACGTCAATAACACCATTGCTGGTACCGGCATATGGCATCGTCTCTTCATTTACAAATTGCTTGAAGCTTTTCATATTAGTCTATTCCTTATACGCCTGAGAACCATACGTTATCGCGGGCATCATCTTGTGTGATTGTACCCATTGCAACAAGCGTTTCAGATGCAATACGATCACCGCGCCCACCAAGTGCAATGGTGAATGTTGGTAGAGTTGTATTAGCACCGTTTGTTCTGATGGTGATGGCTGAAGAGTTAGAATAACCAAGCCCGCCGTTTACGATAGTCAATGTTGAAATCGTATTGAGTGTTGAGTTGGTTGAATAGCCCTGTAAGCTGTTCTGAGAGTTGGCGATAGTAAATGAGATGTTAGCACTTCTACCATTACCCCATGCACTCGTATCTGTGATGGTTAGATAACCAGCAGCATTGACACCAGTACCACCAGAAGCTGAGATAGCAGCAATTGGGCCTGTACCAATCTTCAAGCTGACCCAACCTGCATGTTGTGGATGCTGATCGGCTAGTGCTGATGCCGTCATTTCTCCTGGTGATACACCGGTTACAATACCATAAAATTTAACGGTGTTGGCCGCTGCTTTATTGATTGTAGAATTAGATGTTGAATTAGATGTGTTTGCCCACAGTGGCTTATTATTGCCTGTGCTGTAGTCTTTATTTCCCCAAAGCATATGTAGTACTCCTTGTTTCTTATATTTATGTTAGTGATAACCGACTAATTCTGGTTTTGTTGGTTGAGTCTCGATTGTGTCGCCTGGTTGCCCAGTTGCTGTTTTACCCAAAGGTTGTTCACCCTTCTTCTCTTTAAGTTTCTTGAGAACTTTCTTGGTAGCCTCTTCGGCATAAACTTCTGGGCTGCGACTTTGGTTACCACTTCGCTGTGCGCCGGCTCTTTGTTGAAGCCCTGCACCAGCTTTGTTAATGTTAGGGCCAGCTTTCTTCATACCACCAGCATGAGTACCACCTAGCCCTGTTGTTGTAGATCGAGCTTCTTCAATTTCTTCTTCTGAAAGCCCGTGATGTTGTTCTCTTGGTTTAGTACCAACAACTTTGTTTGGTCCAGACAAGTCTTGAATGTCAGCTGCACCACCTTTAAACTTCTCAACACCTTGCTCTTTAAGTTTCTTCAGAACGGTCATCTTGATTCCTTTAGAAACTTCTTGACGAACTGATCGAAGTTTTCAGGTAAACTAACTTGTTGAGGTTGTCTTCTCATTTGTGCAATATTCATTTTGTTTTTTGTATCTGAACTTATAGGCGAATTTTCAGCATCACTTGCACCAGTATCTTGTTTTGTGGTAGGCGATTGATTTGGTGTTGCTTTAATACCACCTGGAATTTCAGCACTGGCATTTCGTGTAACACTCGTTGATGGCGCTCTAGGATCAAATTTCATACTAGGTGTCGTACTTGTATTTTTATCTGAATCTCTATACAAAGCATCATGGGTTATTGAAGAACCAAATCCTTTAGGTGATGTTCCTTGTGTAGCATTATCACCTTTATTTACACCAGCAGAAGGTGTATTTGTTATTGATCTTGTTGCAGCTGGAGCTGACGGTGTTTTTGCCGTTGCAGCATCTCTTGCACCCGCTGCTGCCGATCCGGGTTCAATCTTTGAAAGATTAGACGATGGTGCTGGTGCAGAAACTTTAGGCGCAGAAACTTTAGGTGCAGAGGCTTGTGGTCTTGGTGCAGCTGGAGCTGATGGTGCTTTTGCTGCCGGTGCAGAAGGTGTTGATCCGGTGTTACCTTTTTTTGCAGCGGCAATTTCTGCTTCTGCTCTATGAAATGCACCAACATCTTCGCTATCTGAACCAACACCATGCTTTTTATATATAGAGGCCGTATCAACAGCAGCCGGTGCAGAAGCTCTAGGTGCAGAAGGAGCTTTAGGTGCACCAGCGGCCGGTGCTGGTACTTTAGTAACCGCAGGCGCTTTTACAACTGGAGCCGCAGATGTGGTGGTTGGAGCCTGGGTGCCAGGAGCTGTTGTTGTAGCTTTTGCTGTTGGTGTTCCCATGCCTCCTGTTCCAGCACCAAGTTCACGCTGCATCATACCCGCTTTAGAATTATCTTGAGGTGGTTTAGGTTCTTCAGGTTTTGGTGCAGGTTTAGGTGCATCCATACCTCCAGGACCACTCTGCAAATCGCGGGTCATCATACCTGCTTTAGAATTATCTTGAGGTGGTTTAGGTTCTTCTTGTTTTTTCACTTTAGGTGCATCCATACCACCAGGACCAGATTCTATATCACTCCGCATCATATCTGACATAGCCTCTTCAATATCCATCAAGCGAGCTTCACCAAGGCTCTTCTTGATTTCTTCCATTACTGATTCAAAAGTGATCTTATCCATTATTCTGAATCCTTATTTTTGGCCTTCTGTGCAGTAGCATAGGCGATTGACTTTTCTTTGTCTGTAAGACCACCCTTAGAATACTTGTCTTTGATGTGCTTTACCATGCGCTCATACTTGTCACCTGAAGGGACTTTCTCAGCAAGGGTTTCTTCTTCTGACATCGATCTCTTGATACCAGCTTTTCTGTTATCCATTTTACGCTTTGCATCTTCGATGCCAACACCACCAGTTCTCTTGGCAACACCCATAGTGTTTGTTCTGGTCACTTCTTTATCGGCCTTGCGAGCATATGCAGCTTTTACCTTGTCAGAGATTTCATTGATGGTTTCTTCTTTGGTTAGCTTTTTCATAACGCGCTTGACACCAATAACTCTGTTAGCAATATCATTTGCTTGCTTGATATCTTTAGGATCAGAATTTTTGATTGACTTCTTAGCCTTCATAACATATGAAAGTTTTTTCATATTTGAATCGAGAACTTCATCAATTTGAGTGTCTTCTTTAGTCATCTTGTCAACTGCCTTAGCAATACCTTCGCGGCGCTTCCATGACTTACCAAACATCTTATCAGCGGTTGCATCATCTTTCTTACCCTGCTGATAGTTTGAATAGTCACCCTTCTTCGTCTCATCTTTAACTTTGTTTGCTCTTTCAGCATAGCGACCAGTTGCAGCAGACTTAGTTGCTACATCATGTGAGGCCTTCTTGATGTATGATCCAAGTGTCTTCTTTGATAGCTCATCGAGAGCCTCTTCATTAGCCATTATAGATTTTAGTTTATCCCAACTTCTATCGCCATGAGTTTGTGAAGGTTTAACATCACTAGCAGAAGCTTTTTTAGCTGCAACTCGATCCTGCATAGCTTTTACAGCCTGCACATTGGGATCTGACATATCGTCATTTGCTTCTTCTTCCATTGAACCTTTCTTGGCCTTCAAAATTTTGAAGTCTTGAGCGTCAATCTTGTTATTATGATTTGCATCAATCTTGGCTTGATTACCCTTGAGTTCTTCATTGAGAGCAACTGCTGTTCTTTCTGCAAGAACACGGTCATACTCTGCATGTTTCTGGAATGAAAGCTCGCGCTTAGCCTGAATACCAATCTCTTCTTGAAACTGCTTCTCAACCTGACGGCGAGTTTCATTCTCTTGCATGACTTTTGCAACCGCATCAACTAGCGGATCTCTTTTCTTAGTGAAGTCGTTATTACCAAACATAATTGAATTCCTTATATTGAGGTTTATCTATATTTATCTGAAACTTATTCTTCGCAATTCCATTTGCGAAGCGACAATGCTTTTCTCGTTGGTCTACCTTTTTCATCTTTCATAGGCCCACGCATACCACCCATACGGGCACAGAATGACTTGCGGCGATTAGCTGCCTTAGAACCAGGCTTCAACTTAGATGGTTTGGTTGTGACTGCAAGTGATAGCTTAGAACCAGGATGCTCACTACGATAAGAGGCGATACCTTTTTTGTTCAAACCACCAGTTGGATTCTTGCCGGCTTTGCGCTGCCATGCAGGAGATGATTCGTCTACATCATCTTTGTCCGTTTTCAATACGGTACCCATATCACGATTACCAATAGCTTCCCATGACTCACGAAGCCCATTGAAACCTTTTGCTGTATTTGGAGAAGATTTGATTTCACTCAATCTCTCACAAGCTTCGTATAGCTTTTGTTCAGCATGTTCACCATACTTGGTGATGAAACGCTCTATGGTCTCATCTTTGCTGGCCCATGCTGCTACTGATTCTGACATAGGTAGAGAATATCCACCAAATCCTGATGGTGAGCGAATGACACCAAATGTTGGGCCTATACCATCTCTACCAAACTCATAACCTAGTGCAGGCGCATTGTCTTCCTGTGCAAGCTTCTTTGACCACATATAAGATGCGAATTTCAGCGCCTCACCTCTTTCACGCTTATTCTCAGCTCTCTTAGCTTTTTTATCTTTTATTCGATCCATATACTGCTTTGAATGTTTAGGTTCAATTGGCTTTTGTGTGAGGTCTGGAAGAACTTTACCTTCTTCAATATCTTTCTCGAAAAGAGGATTAGATGGGAAAGTTTGCCCAGGTGTAGCTTCTTTGTAAATCTTGGTCAGACTATCTTTACCCCATTCGCGATCTGATGGTGTATTCTCGTTCATCATATCTTCGAAGGCTTCATCAACTGGTACACAGTTTGGCACTTCTCGACCATTCTTCTTTTTCTTACCTACCATCTGGTAACCTTTCCAGCATGGATCAGGTCCTTTCATTTTCTTTTCTTCGGCTACCTGTTGTGGTTTTGGCACCAGCTTACCGTTCTGTGTAATATAGGTGACTGTATGTTTTCCTTTTATTGTTGTACCGTAACGACCAAAACCATAGTATGTTAAACCAAGGCGTGAAGCCTGGCTTTGTTCATCTGGTGTTGGTGCTTGTGAAACTTGCTGCACGTTATTCTGGTCTGGTGGTATTGCATCAGAGGCCTGAACTGCACCTCTTTGAACCGAACCTGTACCAAATGCAGTTGTGCTAGGTGGTACAAAAGACTGCATATTGCGTCTCTGCATCTCAGATTGATTCCATGCAGCCGCCGCAGGATTATCATTTGGTTGACGAGCAACAAACTTCTTTGTCATCTTGAAGATGTTCTGAAACTCACCTTCAACCTTCTTCTTTACTTCAGGTGGTGCCGTGCGAAGGTCATTGCTATTGTCTACTGCAACGAAGTTATCTTTACCAAATAGCTTTGCGAGAACAGGCATTGCAGCTTGACATGCTTCCCACTTATCTTTACGAATGTCTTCTGGTACTGCACGACCGCCTTGTCTACCTCGATCTAAGTTTCTTTCTTTTGAAACCTCATCGGAAGTATTTACGAAAACCATCATAGTATCGTAACCAGCATCTTCAAGTGTTTTCTTTTGTAGAGCAATCTTCTCGGGGTCATCAGCGGTGCCGTTGATGATGACGCCACGGCGACCAGCCATTGCAAGACGCTGCTGTTCTACGCTGATATTTTTGCCGCGACCACGAACAATATCTCTTTCAAATCTTTCATTCTCAGGCATCTTAAAGTCAAGCCCAGCCTTACGCATCAAGAACTCGAAAGCAACATCTGAATTGATTTCTTGCAGGCCCATGCCTGCAAGGGTTTGTTTCATCACATAGTCTTTACCTGAACCAGGACCGCCAGCTAAGAACACAGCCTTGAATGTACCTGGATCATTGATACCTTCTGCTATGGTTTCTTCTGTGACATAACCAGACTTGAACATTTCTGGATTAGACTTTGCAAACCAGCGCATAATCTTGCCAGCTTCCGAATTGGCTTCGTTTTCAATATCTGAACCGGTTGCGCCTTCATTGGAAATATCTTTGCCAAGACGGCCATCCTCATTCTGCTTGTGATGTACAAGCTCATGTGCTACAGTTCTGAACACATCCATAGGATGGCGGTTCTTGCTTATTACAACAATTGACTTCTCACCTGGATTATAACCACCAAAGCTACTAGACATTGGTTGTTTTTCGAGTGTCATCTTAGGTAGTGACTTGATACCAAGCTTCTTTGATGCAAATTGTGTGAAGGTGTCCAGCATTGGACCAAACTTCTCATGGTCAAGGTCACCGATAGGATCCACCTTGTCTTCTTTGATTGCTGAACCTATCGCACGAGCCGCGCCTACAGCCATACCAACTTTAGGAATTTCGCCAGCAACATCTAATGCTGCACCTACATAATCTTTATTCTTTATCTTATCAATTACTCCAACGGCAGTTTTGGCCTGTGAGATAACAGGTAGATTACTCATCGCTCTTGTTATAGGGCTATCTGGTGGTGGATTTTTTCTGTAGTATTCACCAGGAGATTCTTCTTCTTCTTTGAGCTTGGCTCTGATCTTCTTGATTGATACCGGTTTTGGTGCAGATGCTAATGCACCCTTGATCTTTTCATCCATGACTTTGTGAATACCTTTATCATACTTACCAAAGAGGTCCTTGATGATCTTGATCTGAGTACCATGGTCGGCATTAGCAAATTGCTTGCGAACTTCTGTAGCAGACCTTGCTGGTTCACCAAGCACTTCGAAATCAAATGTTGGTGTTACGACCACATAGGCCTTAGGTTTATCAGGATCACCGAAAGGCTTTGCACCTTTACCGTCTTTTGGATATGGTTGTAGATAGCTGGGTTGCCCAGACTTGGTTGGCTTGAAAGAGAAGCGCGGATCTTCGTCCATGTCTTTCTGGGAAACAGCAAAGACTACAATGGTCTTTGAACCATCGTAGCCTCGTAGAATTTCAGATGAGATATATGGGTTGCGGACTTCGTGAATGTCGGTAGAGGTGACACCAGATAGCTCCATCATCTTCTTCTTTTCAGTGAAGGTGAAAGGGCTCTTTGGAGCTTCTACTTTATTGGATGTTGCAATGGTTGCGTTACCAAATTTACTCTTCAACCATTTATAGACCTGATGATGGCCTTTATGGAAAATTTGGAAACGGCCAGGATAAACCGCTATTGTTTTCATATATCCCCTCTACAGGAACCTTTGTCTTTTATTTAGTATATCTGGTGCTTTCACCTGTCTCTGGATCGACCAAGTAGGCCTCGATTTTGATTTCGGGATGCAGTTTATTCAGCTTCAGAAGCGTTTCGAGATTACCTCTATGGTCATCCCACATGCGGATCTTATTGAATTTACCAGAAGCAATGTACTTACGAATGATGACAGCCTTGGTGATATTGGTCTTCGCATCAGCCTTCAGCTTCTGGAGATTACCAGCACGTTCGATATAAATCTGGTCGATTGGAATGCCATGGTCCCTGAACTTCTGCAAGAAAGGCCCTTTATCAAAGAAATCAGACCTTGCGGTTACGATGATTGTCTTTGCATTGGTCTCTTGTACAGCCTTCTTCAAGCGGTCAACCATCTTGTCAATAGGCACCGCAGTCTTCTTGAAATGTTCACCAGACCTAAACTGAGCGAAGTCATATTCTTCACCTGGTTTCAACTTATAGGTGTTGAACTCACCAGACTTCAGTTCACGAACCTTCTCACCGTCTTTCATAATCACGACAGAGGCCTGTGATATGAATAGTGTATCGTCAATGTCGAAAATGTTGAGTAACATTCCCGTTTGTTCTTTTGCTTCTTCTAGGTATTCGAATAGTGATTTCATTTAGACCAGTTCTTTGCTGCTGTGAAGTTATTGAAAGCGAACTCTAGCTGGTCGATTAGCTTGACTGCATTTCCTTTCAGTCTATCGACAGCCACGAATCCTTCTGGCGTTGTTACGGAATATCCATTGTCGGTTCTCTTGAATGTTCCGACAACACTCTGTACCTTCTCTAGCTTCCTGACTATCATGAGTTTAGCATCAATCAGCAAATTTTGCAAGTCGAAAATCTTCTTCAACTCATCTTTATTGGCCTTATACCAACCAAGAACAATTCCTTTTTCACGCTCACGGTTAGTTCTCGTATCAGCTTTCTTGGCCTCTGCAATTGACTTGTTTAACTTTTCCTCAATTGAAAGAATTAATCCTTTAACATGAGCTGCTGTGTTTGTGATAGCCTGCCCTTCACGGACTTTGGAATTATTCCATGTTTTGATTTGTACCTTGTAGGTATCATTGGTCGCAATTTCATTCAGTGTACGAGAGGAAATAGTTCTGAATAGGTTACCAGCAGATGTGAGTATTGCATTGAGTGCTGCTGTCTCTGGTGCTGTAAATGTGGCTGTACCTGTAGCATCAACAAATGAAGCATCACGGAACCACACATTTTTGGTTTGTCTCAGATGACCGATATCAACACCAAATGAAGCCTTCATATCTTCTAGTGCTGGGCCAACATATGTGGTATGCCAGACGATTCCCATCTGTGCAGCTTTCATCTGATTAGCAAGATTAGAATCAGCCGGCACCGCATATACAACGGTGTTAGGTTGGAAAATAACATACTCAACACCATCGATAGTTTGATTCTTGAGGTCTTCTTTAGCAAACATCATGTCACCTTGAATGACACCGGTGATACCAAGTTCTCTGAGATAGCGAAGTGCAATCTTGAGCTTCTTGTTAAGCCCTTCACCAGGATGGTTTGCATCAATGTCGGCATCGGTATAGTTGAGCTTTGCATTCTTGGCAAAGACGCCTTTGGTGCCAATGAAGAACTTACCGTTTGCTGGATTGATACCAGCAAAGATAGCAGGTGCACCGTCCCACTTAGTAGTAAGGTTTACTCTTGCTTCGGCTGCATGACCGGCCAGCATATCTCTCAAAGCGGTAAGAAAGTAAATAGCACCACGGGTACCTTTTACACCACCATTCAAGACTTCATCTTGCAGATGTTCGAGGTGAAGGTTCTTACCTTCTTTATCTTCTCTGAGGAATGTTTGTAAGTTTATCATTTGATCCATTCCGTTACGCTTCTAGATGCTTTTGGTTGAATAACGAATCGAGCACCTCTGAGGCCAAATTGGCTTCTATCACCTTTGTAGATGGCCATCAATACGGGTTCATAATCACCGGTAATAGACTCACCATTATCCATAGCATGTACAGCAGTCAATCCATAACCTGTTCCATCTTTCTTGACCGTGATATCACCCTGCAAGACGATGCTAACATTCTGTCTACCTAGATTTCTATTTGCAACTTTGAAATCGACACCATATACCGAATATTTTTTCAGTTTACTATCTTTTATCATCTTACCAACGGTCGTTGCATTTGGCATAACGTCTTTGAATTTCTTTTGCAATTGAGCAATGAACTCTTGTACTTCAGGATGATTCTGAATTATCGCCTCTGTCATTCCACCCCATTGCTGAAAATCTTTCGCTCTTGTACCCATCTTATATGATATCCACACTACTTCATTACCATCAGGATCTAACATGGCCAAATCTGATTTTACAGTACCTTCAACTTTTACGGCTTTAGCCACATCATAGGTATTGCTGGCGATCTTTAGCTTTATCGACTTCTTACCGCTCTTAGAAAGTATCGCATTGATTTGATCGTTTATGTTTTGTGCCGCTTTAAGTTCCGCATCGATACCAGCGGCACCTTTACCGGCTGGTTTACCACCAAACTCTTCATTCTTCATGAAGTTTGATAGTTTATAAGTTCTACTCTTGACCTTAGCGTCACGAAATGTCAGTGTTCTATATTGGTCTTGCTTTTTCTTTTTGAGGGTGGCTAGAGTTTCTGCATCAAATGCCAGAACAGCTTTTGAGTTGGTCATTAGAGCGAATGCTTCACCGCTCTCATACTTACTAATAAATTTATCAAGTCGCCATGAATATTTGAAAAGTTCCGAAACTGATAGTGCTGTAGCCATTATAATACCTCTTTTCAAGGTATTTAGCATAAAGCAAAAAAGCCCCCGAAGGGGCTTTTGAGTGTTCTGAGCATCAGTCTTACGACTTTTGACCTGCGGTAGCCTTGAGCATCCA